CCTGAACGGGCTCCACTCCCCGGCATGCTCGATTTTATGCCCTGGCCGCACGTCTTGATTCGTCACTACTTCACATTGCATCTGCGATTGCCTCCAGTTCTGGAATTGTCCTGTAGGTAAAATCCGGCCTGAGCAAATGTTTTACTTCGATTCTTCCCTGCTCAAGCATCGAAAGCCGTGTCGGGCCAAGAGACGTTGACCGCAACTCAGCAGGTGACAGGCTTTTCAGCCATTCTTCGGCGGTAGCGGCCCGGGAGATTTTCAAGATCTTATTCGAGCCGCCCACGTCGATATTCTTGACAATCAGTTCCCCGTCTTTGCCGACCTTGCCGCGCACAACCCAGCGGTCAAGCTCAGTCCCGAACTCGTCCATGTCGATGCCCATTTCACGAAAAGTCAATGAAACCGGCCTCTTCACGCAGCGGCAAGACGGGTGGCGCGGCTGCTCCGGCCCTTCGCCCAATTTGAACTCACGGCCATGCAGGGGCAGGCAGAGATGGCACACCAGATTGTCTCCCATGGTCTGCCAGACATACCCCTTAATGATGTCCCGGTTCTGCCGATACACCATGTCCCTGGCTTCGGTATTCGCAGCGGACACAAATGTCCTTGTCAGGGTGATTGATTCGCGCCTTGCCAGGTTGATCCCGTTCTCCGCCGCCTTTTGCAGTGCCCGTCGGTTCAGCTTGGCGTATCCTTCGCCCTGGACTATCCCGGTATTGATCGCCTTGCGCAGTTCCCGCTGGACCGTGGCGTCGAACGATGCGTCAACCCACCTATCAATCAGCCTGCCGCCAAGGGGTGTACTCTGGAAAAATGCCCGGAGCTGAGTAGGCGAAAGCTCCACCATGCTTACAGCCACCTTGGACAGACCGCCTACGGATAGCGCGGAAGCCGTTTCGACCATGGCCGGCGTCGCCACAGTTGCGGACATTTCCGCGTATTTTCCTCCCAACTCCTTGCGAATCCCAGCGGTCACTTCATCGGTATATTCGAGCAACGCGGACAGCCGTTCCTTGCGGAAGTCGCTCATAGTGTCGAGTTTGGCGTTGATTTCCCGAAGTATCTCTGCTCGGGCTTCATCGAACGTCGCCAGCATGTCTTTTAGTGCCTCATCCTGGAACGTATCAAGGCGATACCTGAACGCCACGGCCCGGGCCCTGAAATACAGGTCAAGAAGGTCTTGCGGTGATCCGGTCATCTGGTGTACCCATTTTGCAGCATGAAAAAATTCATGGCCCGCCGCCGAAAATGGCTTGCTGAACTCGGCAGAAAGCTCATGATCCTAGAGTCAGTCCCGCCTGACGAATGGATCAAGCCAGGCGACATGGAAGGCCCTAAACCTCCTGTTGTTCAGCCGGACCCTGATTCATCCCCGCAAAAGCGGAAGCCGCCGCACTCGTAAACGTGCCTGCCCTTTGTTCCATCGTGATCCGGTCATTCTCCTGCTCAACGTCGAAATCATCCTGGAAAACGCCCCGGCGTTTCTTTTCGCGTAGGTAGGTTTCGCGGCTGATCCGGCCATGGGTTACGTCATCGGCTAGCCCCTGAAGCACGGTAGCGTCGTCCATGAGCAGGGGCCTGAACTCGGTATTCACGATGATGCTCGGGGCCTCAATACCCTCACCCATGAACTCCGCCATATGTACGAACGCCTCTTCCAGGGCGTCTTTGAGTTCCACGGCCCACCCCTTGAGCGTTGAGTCTGATTCTGCGGCGCTTAAAGCTTTTTCCGTGGCTGTCACGTCGCCAGTCTGGGGCATGAGGAGCTGAAGGCCAAAGAGGGCCATCTGTGCCTGTATGTCCAGAAGCTCTTGGCGTGAGGCTTCAACGGAAGCCGGATCAACGGCCACTGTCCCGATTTTGGCGTCGATGGGAATTTTTGAAAGAATGCCCGGCCCAAAAGGAACTTCGGTTTGCGAATCGGCCCCGGCGATGTAGTGTCCAGGACCGCGAACCGAGTGCATGAGTTCATTGTGTTCGGCTTGCTTCTGCCAGTGCTCCACATTTTTTTCAGCCAGGGCCTCTAGCGCAGAGGCGCATGTCAGTTCGCCAATGGGCTTGCCGGGCCGGTAAAAAGCCACATGGATGGAGTCACCCGGAAGAGCCCCTTCGTTGACCTTTGCCCATGCGTCTTCCCTGTCGCTTGCCCGTCGCCAGATTTCGTAATGCCCGGGCGTGAGGACGCGGACTTGTTCTTTCGTCTGGTCCTCGCAGTCCCATTGTCCCGGCTCGTTGTAGGTTTCAAGCAGCCGGAGCATGGTCAATGTCTTTTGCCCGCCGATGTCCTCAAATCTCCAGCCCAAAACATTTTCAGCACGGACCTGTACCAGCTTTGGGCGCAACCCGATGTCAGCCCCGGCCTTAGCGGTGAGCGGTCGCCAGATATCGTTGCCGTTCTCGTCTTTTCCGGATAGGTACATTTTCCCATCATCGCTGATCTGAACGCTTTCAGAGTCCACAAGGATGATGCCAAATCCATCGGCAATGGAGCGATGAAAGAATCGCTTTGCCCATACGGTGAGGTTGTTGCCCTCGCCGTCAATATCTTCCTGATAGTCGTCAAAGGCGGTAGACGTTCCCTTCTCTTTGTCCAGGGCAACGTCCTTGGAAAATACTTGGCCTGTGAGGTAGGCAAGGGTGCGCTCGAAAGCGTTGAAGAGTGTGGCGCAAGCTACCCGCACTTCCCATTTCTTTTCGGGTTCGCCCGAGAATTTTCTCAGGTACTTTGATCCAGCCGCCCGCATGGCGTCTTGCCCGCCCAAGAGGTCATGGACTACCTGGACTCGCGCCCGGTAGGTGTTCACTTCTGATTTGGGAGTCGATACGTTTGTGGTGGTGGTCATTGGTTACCATCCTCCGGTTTGTTGCTGTGAAGAGAAGACGCGCTTGGGCGTCAAAAGGCGATATCTGGTTTCATCGTAAATGTGGTCTTCGGCGTCGCTGTCCACATCATCCAAAGCCCCTTTTGCCAGGGGCAACGTGGGAACCGTGCGGATGAATTGGTGGCAGGTCTCAAAAACAAATAGCCCAGGGTCTTCCATGGGGTACTCAAGCCCCGCACGGAGGTAACGCCTCAACACCTCAAGGCCACGGGACCGCGAACCTGGAGACTTGTCGGCTCGTTCCCACTTCACACCCTGACGCGCCTGAATATTGGCCGGGCAATCGACGTTTGTATCATCGAAGATGGAAGAGTCAGCCGGGCCGGGCCGGACTCGGCCGGCAATACCCATTTCCTTTTCCATGCGAAGAATGCCACGGGCTATCTCGGAATCAACCAAACGGCTACCCTGGTTTTCTTTTCCGTTCCAGCCGTACCATTCGGCAATACGGAAAAGCGTCCCCGGAGGCCAGCACCGCTTTGCCCCGTCGCGCATGGTGGCTTCTGTGCCGTCGCTTTCGGCCCACCAGCCAACGGAAAAAGGCTTTGACGAGCCCCAGTCAAAGGAGCGGTCAATACGCCAAGAGGATGGAATCTCAAACGATCGAATGATATGCTTTTCAGGCGTCCAGAGGTCATTGAGTGCCCCGCCGGCCACGATCTCCCAAGAGCCCTTGAGCATGGCCTTGACCAGCTCGGGGTTGCCTAGGCCCCTAAGAGCATTTGCATACTCGGCACGATTCAGGCTCGGATTATCTTGAAGTGTGGCGGGGATGAACTGCCGAAGCATTCCGCCTTCATCTTCAGACACTTTGCGGATTTCAAAAGGCATTGCACCATCAATGAACGTTCGCTTGACCCAATTATGCCCAACTCCACCCGGATTTGATCCTGTGAGGATATAAGGAAGACTGAGACCATCCGGTACTTTCAATTTGTCCGGCGTTCTCGTCCTTCCTCTCAAGAAGCGGTACATGAACTCGGTAAAATGCGTTAATTCGTCAATCAAAAGGACATGGATTTCAGGCCCCTGGTACTTGATTACGTCTTTCTCGTACTGGCAATGGCAAAGATGAATTTTGGCATCATTCCAGAACGTAATTGATGCAGGGCTATATGTGATTTTCACCAGCTTTCGATCAATCCATGGGGAAAGAATGGCTGGGAAGCCGGTAGGGCCTTCCATATGGTTTTTTAGAAGGTCGTCTGAAAGTCGTCGGAACAAATATACTTGGACTCCCGGGACGTTCCAACAAAACTCTATTCCCTTGATGCGCATAAGGTGCGACTTGCCTCCGCCAGCCGCGCCGCCATAGAGGATTTCTGTTGCCTTCGATTGGAAGGCAACAGCCTGTTTCGGGTGCAATTTCTGTATATTACTCGCCATTTAGTTCTAACTCTGCCTCTGTGCCTGTTTCACTCTCAAACATTACGACGAACGGCGGCGGTGCGCTCGATTCTAGACTGACATCTTGTTTATCCCTTTGCATCAATAATTGCTTTCCAAGCCAAACGAGCATTGTCGGGTGCCCCATCATAGCCATCTCATATTGTTTCCGCCTGAGGCTCCTCCTCCCTGCCGCCCGCCCCCTATTGAGCGCCTGGTCCAGCTCAGGGCATCTCGCCCTCC